CAGACAACTGTCCAGGGGGACTATCAAGCGGAGGGAATTCAGCTCAACCGGATAAAGTTAACAACTTTTCCGGCGGCTACTTTCCCAACGTTTAAGAATCCTTTTAGTACTGGGCACGCGCTGAATGCCATCGCGCTGTTGCGAACCGCTCATAGAGGCTAGTGTAATATTAGCCCGAATTTGCGGAGATGCACTTACGAGAAACACCAACCATGATTTAATCAGGAGTTACTATGGCAGCATTTGCCTCCGTAAAAGTCAGTTCCGCCCTTAGCACAGTTGTCAGATCGACAAGTGCGACGGTCGGGGTTGATAAAACGTATGATCCCGTTGGATATATCCAGCCTGGGGTCGCGAAATGGGAAGACCGCAGCAGTGGAATCGCTGTGGGCTTTCCGTCCCTCACCATGTCAGTGCGTCCGCCCAATAAGGGAAGTCGCATTTTCAAGGTTACGGGTAAACTCTCCATTCCAACTCTCGAAGCGATCTCGGGGGCCAATGTGGCAGGCTTAACGCCTGCTCAACAGAAGGCCTACGAGTGCTCCGCGATCTTGGAGTTGTTGTTTCCGGAACGTAGCACGGCGGCTGAAAGGGAAATCCTTCGCAGCCAACTTGCATCGCTCCTGTTTACAACGATCAACGCTAGTGATGACGTCCCGACAGACTTGTCGGCATCGCCGTTCACTACTGCGATCTCTGCATACGATCGTCCGTACTAACTTCCGTTAGTTCGGTCAACCATATCAGAAATTGGAGAGAACCATGTCTTCTAAGAAGGGTGGTCCTAACTTCCTTAAGGGAGTTAGTTCTTTTCGCGCAACCTCGGGCCTAACGTCCAAGGTAATCCTGGAGTTCCTCGAGTCTCTTGACTGTCCTAGGGCGCTAACTGTGTGGCTCATGTGGAAACACAATGAGCATGCGCAGCTTGCTAACCTTAAGACCGTTGTTGCTGACTACAGCGATGTAACCAGCTTCCGAGATGCTTACTCTGCCACCAAGTTCTTATCAAAGTATACTGATTTATCGGTAGACTGGGATATCAAACAGGTAGCATTGGAGAAATTCAATACTTTTGAACTTCTCTGTAAGCAGACAAACTCTCGCTTTCGGAACTTATCACTCGACCCTTTATATGGGGGTCCAGTCGTTTGGTTGCATAACGCAATCATTCGTAAAATCGATAAGCTCTTGGGCGAGTTTTGCCCCGAGGATTTCTTCTTGATGCCAGACTGGGGTCCTGGTGCCACGACTCTGATGAAGAGGCGTGATGCCAGTTCAGTCAATAAGTTCCAGCAAGAAGCTGGAATAACACGTGACTTACATTCTTTGTTACCCCTTAGCCTACTCCAAACAGTCTATCCGTTATGGAGCAAGCAATTGCTGGAGGTGGGTTACCCCCATCTTCAGGTAGGTAATAAAGTTATAACTGTGCCGAAAGATGCTACTACGGATCGTGTTATCGCTATTGAACCTGGAATCAATCTTTGGTTCCAAAAGTCCATTGGCGAAATGATCCGAAAACAGCTTCTAAGGGATGGTATCGACTTACGCTATCAGAGTAGGAATCAAGAGCTGGCTCGGGTGGGTAGTATAACTAACCATCTAGCCACTATTGATCTTTCTTCTGCTAGTGATTCCATAGCGTCATCTGTTGTTCAGGCTTTATTGCCCAAACGATGGTATGACGTCATGGATGCTTGTCGATCCCATTACGGCGTTCAAAGCGGAGGTCCGGTTCGATGGGAGAAGTTCTCCAGTATGGGGAACGGCTTCACATTCGAACTCGAGACCTTGATATTCTATGCAGTTTGTTATTGCTGCTGTGAGTATCTTCACATCAAACCTTCTGATGTGAGCGTCTATGGGGATGATATTATTATCCCCTCGGCGTGCTTTGAACTTTTCTCCAAGATGATGGTCTTCTACGGCTTTCGAATTAACGAATCGAAGAGTTTTGTAAATTCTCCTTTTCGTGAAAGCTGTGGATCTCATTATTTCTTGGGTTCTGACTGTAAACCCGTTTATCATAAAGATAAACTTTCATCCGTCCACTCGGTATATCGATTAGCAAACGCTATACGGAGGTTAAGTCATCGCCAGTGTTCCTACGGCTGTGACTCCCGCTTCCGCAAAACGTTTGAACACCTAGTGCAATCGGTTCCTGCGGGCTTACGCCTTCGGATTCCTAATTCACTTGGTGATGGTGGATTCATCTCGAACTTTGATGAATCCACCCCTAATAGGGGCAGGAGGGCTAAGGAGCTCTCTCAACGAGGTTTTGAAGGATTCCTCGTTTCGCACCTAGTGGTCGTAAGTAAATCTTACGAGGATGATAGAGTAGGCTATTTACTAGCCAAACTCTGGGCAATGCCAGAACAAGTCGAGGATGAGGAAGAAATGTACCTCTTCCGTCCAAGACTTGATTGCCGTACTAGACTAAAAGCGGTTGCAAGGCTTGTCCAAGAACGGTC